GGAGGTCTTAAAAAGACTTTCCAAGAGTTTGTGGACAATAAAGAAATTCCAAATTTACTATTGACGGGATCTGCTGGTATTGGGAAAACCACAGTTGCCCGAGCATTATGTGAACAAATAGGTTCTAATTATATTTTAGTAAACGGTTCAAACGAGGGTAGATTGATAGATACCCTACGAACAAAAATAACTGATTTTGCCTCTACCATTTCATTGATGGGGGAAAGTGGTCGAAAGGTGGTGATATTAGATGAAGCGGACTACTGTTTACCAGATACGGTTCAGCCGGCTCTTAGGGGGTTTATCGAGGAATTTAGTCACAATTGTGGTTTTATTCTTACTTGCAATTTTGCCAATCGGATTATTTCTCCTTTGCACTCTCGTTGCAGCGTCATTGAATTCTGCGTCGAAAAGAGGGAAACTCAGAGGACTGCTGCGGAGTTTATGAGTCGGGTACAATATATTCTTGAAAAGGAATCTATTACTTGGGATGATGAAGTAATTGCAGAAGTCATTATGAAATGGTTACCTGATTGGAGGAGGATACTCAATGAACTACAACGATATTCTGCAAGTGGTACTGTCGATTATGGTATATTGGAAGATATTTCGGATGAAAAATTCGATAGATTGATAGATGTACTAAAGGAAAAGAAATTTTCAACTATGAGACAATGGGCAGTAGATAACTTGGATTATGATCCTCCTGTATTATATCGGAAATTATATGATGCAATTGTTGGTCGTGTGGTTCCAAAATCTATACCAAAAGCTGTTCTAACCATAGGTGAATATTCATATAGGTCTGCATTCGTTGTGGATCAAGAAATAAATTTTGTTTGTTGTTTGTTGGATTTGTGTGTGGAATGTGAGTATCTATAATGAAATTTTTAGACTATTGGATTTCTATGACACAAACCAAAGAAGATGTAATGATTGATAGTCCAGATCCTGGAGCAGAGAAGAATTATGTACCGTATAATATCAACAAGAGTCTATCTTCATTTTGGGATTATATTCATTATGTAAACGAAATGAATCAATTGAACCACCTTGACAATAAACTCCAATATGATTATTTTATAAATACTATAGAGGCATATACTGGAAAGAATAAACGGTATGCCCCAGAATGGTTGAAAGTGGATGAAATAGAAAATTTAGAACTAATAAAGGAATATTATAACTATGGGAGTGTGAAAGCTAAAGAAGCGTTGGGGTTGTTGGGTAGTGAACAATTACTCCATATTAAACGAAAACTAAGAAAAGGTGGTATGAATAAATGAATGAGACTATTGAAAATATAGTTGGAAACTTAGTGGAGGTGGAACTTGCAGAACCAGATGATTTTCTAAAAGTAAAGGAAACTTTAGGTAGAATTGGAATTGCATCTAGGAAGGAACAGAAATTATATCAATCTTGTCATATTCTGCATAAGCAAGGTCGTTATTATATAGTACATTTTAAAGAATTGTTTCTATTGGACGGCAAACCTTCTGATTTATCGGAGAATGATATTGCACGAAGGAATACCATAACAAATTTATTAGTTGAATGGGGATTAGTGAAGTTATTAGGGGATGAACCATTGGAACCTGTTGCACCGATGAATCAAGTCAAGATACTTAGGTTTGAGGAAAAGGACGAATGGGAATTAGTAGTGAAATATAATATAGGGAAAAAGTAAAAATGAGTTCGGTATTGAGTAAAGAGAAGATCGTATTTATGGATATAGCTGGGAATTCAGATATGAGATATCGTGAGATAGTGACACGGTGGATGCCAAAGACACTTACTGTGATGCACGATAGTGAGAGGTTGTCTGAATTAGAATCGAAATTGGATATAAATAAACATACAGTCTATACAATAGTAAAAGATCCATTCAAACGTGTAGTTGATGTCTGGAGGAAACACTATTCGGATGTCCTGAATAATGGATCAAATTATTTTCCTGTGGGTGAATCGTTTGGTAAGTCGTTGGGATTAATCAAACAGGGAGACTTACACCAAGTAGAACTTGGTTCAGGTTTGAATCCAGGATATATCCAACAGAATTTATTCCTTGAGAATGAATCGGATTGTGAGGTCTATTCCATGAAAGAGGAAAGTATTTATACGGAGTGGAGTAAATTTATCAAGGATTTGGAAGATGATCATTTCTTGTTTCTACCAAATTCCACAATAGACGAAATTACAGAACTGTCTACAATAAAGACCGATGCACTTACTGGTAATGACGATTACAAAACGTATTACGATGCAAAAACTATTGGGTTGGTTGTAGATATGTATCAAAAGGACTTTGAGTTGTACGAGTATGATACCAAGTTGGTATGATTCTTGCAGCTTAGGGAGTAGTGAGGAAATTGGTTTCTCACATATATGAATGGGTTGGTCTTACGGGACAACCAAAATAATCTTGCTAAATAGGAGATAAAAAAATGACTAGTGTATTTCAACAACTTAACAAATACGATCCTTACTTTGTAGGGTTTGACAAAATGTTCGATCTGCTGAATGCGTTTGAATCTAATCCAGTCGCTGGTGGAAATTATCCACCATATAACATCATCAGAGATGGTGATAACTACACAATCGAACTCGCAGTTGCTGGTTTCAATGATAACGAAATTGAAGTAGTCCATGAACCAGAACAAGGACGTTTGGTTGTAAAGGGGTCGAATGATCGTGAAGGTGTTGATTATTTACATCAAGGAATTGCAGCAAGGACTTTCAATAGGACTTGGACTGTATCTGATACCATTGTTGTAAGTGGTGCAGATTTATCCGATGGGATTCTAAGAATCGAATTGGAGAACGTGGTTCCTGATGAAAAGAAACCAAAAGTTATTTCAATTGGTAAAGGTGGGAAAATTGCAAAAAGTAAAAAGGAATTGCTCACTGAATAAGTTGGAAGTATAATCGAGTGGGGTAGAGGGAAACCTCTGCCCCTTTTTATGTGGAGAGAATGTGGAAAAGTTTTATACAAATGTTCATAATATAGGAAGTAAAATTTTGGTACGGTCTATCGAGGGTGGCGAACGGATTCAGTTTGAGGAAGAATTCAATCCTACACTTTTTATAAGGACTGATCAACCAACCAAATACAAGACACTCGATGGTGTCTCTGTGGATACTATAAAACCTGGAACTATTAAGGATTGTCATGAGTTTATCAATACATACAAAGGTACTGATTTTCCTGTTTATGGTTACAGAGAATGGACACATCAGTATATAAGTAAAGAATTTGAGGACTGTGCATGGGATATAGAGAAAATACGAGTATGTACACTTGATATTGAAACGGAATCTGAACATGGGTTTCCAGATACGAGAGAAGCTAATGAACGAGTAAATGTGATCACATTGAAGGATAGTTTGACCAATCAAATCTATTCCTTTGGATTGGGAAAACATAGAGTAACGAAGGATAACGTCAAGTATTTAGAATGTGAAACAGAGAAGGAGTTATTGGAAGGTTTTCATGCGTTGTTTAGGGGATTGAAACCTGATGTGGTGACGGGATGGAATGTCAAGTTTTTTGATATGGCATATCTGATTCGGAGAATGGAGAATATGTTTGGGAAACCATTCACCCGAAAATTGTCACCGTTTGGTTTCATAAAGGAAAAGAATATAAAAGTTCATGGTCGAGAACAACTTGCATATATCGTTTTTGGAGTTGCAACTTTAGATTATATGGATTTATATAAGAAGTATACCTATAACCAACAAGAAAGATATACGTTGGATCATATTGCATTTACTGAATTGGGTGATCGAAAACTGTCATATGATGGTACTATGAAGGATCATTACACCAACGATTTTGATAATTGGGTGGCTTATAATATACAAGATGTCGAACTTGTTGATAGGTTGGATGATAAGTTGAAACTTATAGAATTGATATGTCAAATGTCATATGATGCGGGAATCAACTACGAGGAAGCATTCTCACAAGTTAGGACATGGGATGCACTGATATTCAACCATTTACGGAAAAAGAATATAGTGGTTCCACCATTGAATACAACTATCAAAACTGAACAGTATCCTGGTGGGTATGTAAAGAACATACCAGAAAAGGGTATTTCTGCGGATTGGATTGTATCGTTTGATTTGAATAGTCTATATCCACATTTGATTATGCAGTATAATATATCACCAGAAACACTGAGAGAAGATTTACCACAATTTACTACCCAATCGGATCATCCAGTTCATGAAATGTTGGATGGGATTCTGTTACCTGATTTGGATAAACACGATGATATCGTCATGGCTGCATCTGGATATATGTTCAGTGGGAAAGTCAGAGGATTTCTACCAGAATTGATGGAGAAAATGTATGATGAAAGGGTAGATGCAAAAGATAAGATGATGGAGTCCATTAAGAATAATAGGACTCATGATGTTGCAAAGTTCAATACGATACAGATGGCTCGTAAGATTGCACTCAATAGTGCATATGGTGCATTAGGAAACCAGTATTTCCGATATTTTGATCTGAGGTTGTGTACATCGATTACTCTATCGGGACAACTTTCCATCCAATGGATTGAACGGAAGATAAATAAATATTTGAATGGGTTACTTGACACAGAGGACAAGGATTATGTAGTTGCAGTTGATACTGATGCAGTATATGTTACATTGGGTGACTTGGTATCGAAGTTGTTTGATGATGATACGGAACCAAATGTAATAATTGATTTCTTGGATAAAGCTTGTAGGGATAAGATTGAACCTTACATCGATGAGTGTTTTGAAGAACTTGCAGATTATATGAATGCATATCAACAAAAAATGATCATGAAACGGGAGGTGATTGCAGAAAAGGGTGTATGGACTGCAAAGAAACGTTATGTATTAAATGTATGGGATAACGAGGGGGTTAGGTACGAGAAACCTAAGATAAAAATAATGGGGATTGAAGCTGTTCGGAGTTCGACACCTGCATCTTGCAGAAAGAAGATTTTGGATAGTATGTCTATCATTATGAATGGTACAGAGGACGAACTTATGGAGTATGTATCTGAGTTCAGAGAGGAATGGAAGGCTCTTGCAGTAGAGGATATTGCATTTCCACGATCAGTGAATGGTCTGTCTAAATATTTTTGTCCGAAGGATGGGTATCAAAAGGGTACACCGATTCAAGTAAAGGGTTGTTTGATATACAATCGGTTACTGAAAAGGGATAAGCTTGTGGATTATCCAATTATACGAGATGGGGAAAAGATACGATTTACCTATTTGAAAGAACCAAATCCAGTTGGGGATAAGGTCATAGGTATGCTCACAGAACTCCCTACAGAATTTGGATTGAAGAAGTATATAGACTACGATCTTCAATTCGAGAAAGCATATTTAGATCCACTCAAGTCCGTTTTGAACGTGATTGGTTGGAATTATGAGAAACAAACATCATTAGAAGATTTTTTTGTATGAGGTGGAAAAATGAGAGTGTATGAATTGGCAAAAGAGTATAATGTTACTTCAAAGGAAATTATTGAAACTTTGAATGCAAATGGGGAAAATGTAAAGAGTCATCTGAGTGGGTTATCAAATGACCAAATAGTTAAATTGGGGTATATCATGCAGTCTGGTGATACCATAGTCGAAACTGAATACAAAGAGGAACTTTCAGAGGATGATGATTATGACGAAAAGGGCCCAATTGATTTCGATGAAGAGGCTGCAAAGGAAAATGGAACTGAATTGAGTATGGAACCAGAAAAAGATGATTGGACTTTAGGTTCTGGGGATGTGGTTGTTGAAGGGGATAAGATTGGTATTGATCCCGAAAAAATTCAAGAGGCAGTTGAAAGTAATGTAAAGGCTGCAGCCGATGCAAGGGAAAAATATGCAGAAACGGTTGATGCAATAACAAAAGATCCAGAGGGTTGGGCGAATTTAAATGTAACAGAGGATTGGTATCCTGATAAAAATGATGGACAACTAGATGAAGAAGAAACCGATTCTGAATTGAGTTTTGGTCAAAAAGCCTTTGCAAAGGCAAAAGCAGAAGAAACTACAGATGAAATTAAAGAGGTAATAGTAGAAAGACCAACAGGATTTTTTGGTTGGTTTAAAGGATTATTCGGGGGTTAAAAATGGATGAATTTCTTGACACTCTAGTCAAAAGTTTAGGAGATGAACATACCACGATTGTTGCAGACAAGAAGTCGTCGGCAGAGTTCAGTGGAACGATAGATACGGGTTCGTATGTATTAAATGCTGTGCTATCGGGTAGTTTGTTTGGTGGAGTTCCAAATAACAAGATAACCGTGTTTGCAGGGGAAACTGCAACAGGTAAAACGTTTTTTGTATTGGGTGTTATTGATCAATTTTTGAAGGACAATCCGAAAGGTGGTGTGATATATTTCGATACGGAAAGTGCTGTTACAGATGAGATGATGAAGGTACGGGGGATTGATACTCAACGAGTAGTAAAATCTGAACCCGATACCATCCAGAAATTCAGACATACGGCACTTTCTGTTATTGATAATTATCTTGAACAAGATGAAGATGTCCGTAGACCATTTATGATGGTGTTGGATAGTCTTGGTCAGTTGTCGTCAACGAAGGAAATTGAGGATACGGCAAAGGGTGAAGAAACCAGAGACATGACAAAGGCACAAGTACTGAAGGCAACATTTAGGGTACTGAACTTGAAACTTGCAAAGGCTGGAATACCGTTATTGGTTTGCAATCATGTCTATGATGTGGTTGGTTCGTATTATCCACAAAAAGAGATGTCGGGTGGTTCGGGTCTGAAATATTCTGCATCAACAATAGTGAATTTGACTAAACGTAAGGAACGGATAGATACAGAAGTAATCGGTAATATCTC